TCCAACTTCGGCGCGATCTCACGAATCCTATGGCAAAGCTCCAAGCGCCGCCCGAACGACATCCGGTTGATTGCAAATTTGACCCCCGGGAAGATCTTCGAGGGGATAACTCTGGCGCTCTCGTACTTCACCGCCGGTTCAACCAAACGCGACAAAAATCTCATTGTTCAATACTCCTTGCGCGCGGCAATTGACGAAATGCCATTGCTGCCGTTTGTCGCTGTCATCGAACTCCGGCACCTCCGGAATCACATTCTGCATATAGAGACCGAACATCTGTCCTTGCTGCTGCCCCAGTTGCAGCATCACCGGGATCGGCGACCGCTGCCGTGCGGCCTGATAGAGAGCCGGCGTGATCGAGTCGTCTTGCTGGTATAGGCTGAATTCCACCGAAACGTTGCGAATCCCTGGGCTAATCCCGCGCGCTAGGTTGGCTCCGAACTCGTTGCTCCGCAAATCCAGGTCGTTGTTGAACGTCAACTGAGCCTTCGTAACCGTGAAGAACTCCGCCGGCGTGCTGCCCATCCACACCTCGCCCAGATGTCCTGGCACTAACGAGTACATCAATGGCGAAATGGCGGGCTCCGCCGGAAAGGCTTGCATGCCCGCCTGGCCGCTCTGGTAGCTCGCACTATCGGCTACGTCGCAAGCCGCGCCGGAAAACGTAAACTCATGAAAATCGCCGTTGACCATCAGAGTCGCTTCGTTAACCGCCGCACCATACAAGAGCCTCTGTACCGCCGTCCCCGGACTCCAGTAGTCGAAGATGCTAACGCTCGGTAGTTCCGTCGCAGGCTGATAGGTGGCTGTGCTTGTCATAACAGACCCGGATCCGGTCGAGACTGCCAACGGTGCGTTCAGTTGGACAGTCTGGCTATCCACCACCGACGTAACAAAACGAATCTCGCCTCCCGCGCTGACTGCTTGTCCCACTGTCAAGCCATGCGGACCCGTAAAAGCGATCTGCCCGGAGCTGCCGGCCGTGGCGACCGTCCCGCCGCTCCACATCATCGGCGCGGCGCCGAATGCGGCTTCGAGCAAAGGGCCGTATGCCGGCGGCTGGCTGGTGTCGGCCCAGTTCGTCAAGTAAGTCCTGAGGCCGAAAGAGGTCGAACTTCGCAATTCACTCGGATCTCCCAGGTACGTTCTCGTACCTGTCTTATCCTTCCGCTGACCCTTCTGAACCTTGTACTGCGAGCTGAGTTGGACCGCCGGAATACGATTAGCGGCCGTAACGCTAGGGGTCTGCCCGTAGGCCGTCTCCAGCGCTACATAGAAGCGATTATCGTTTGATGAAATATATGCCATATTGAGTACGCCTGCCCCTGCTATTCGCTAATGTCCACGGTAAAGGCGATCTTGGCGATCTGCAGAAAGTTCCGCCCGCCATGCTTCACCGCTCCGTAATTGACTTCGTATCCGCCGTTGTAGGAGACGCCGTTACCCCAATCCCCCCGGTTCTGGTCCAGCACCAGCGTTACCGCGTCTACATACAACTGCGAGTTTTGCTCCAGCCCGTCCAGCCGGTCCTGCGACACCCGTGATTCGATCGTCATTTTCGCTTCGCCCGAAAACGTCCGGAATTTCTCGCGCTGAAGGTTGTTCACGGAACTGCAGTAAATATTCAGGCTCGGGTAGCGAACCGCCGTGCTCCGTTCCACGATCTCAGGCGTGACATTCTCCGCCGTCACCTGAGCGGCCGTAAACACCGGCGGCTGGATGCGGTTGAGATCGGCGATCACCGATATCGTCGCCGGTACGCCTTGGGACGACGTCAAAAGCGCTAACAGTTTGTTGGTTGCTAAGCTGCCTGCCTGTGCCATGGTTAGCCTCGCTGCAGAATTCGGTCTTCCACTACATACCGTTCCGGATTCTGCCCCGTCGGAATCGGGCTGCCCCCAATCACTCCCGTATTTGGTAGCAACCAGTCGGTTTGGAGCGCGTTCGGGCTACTGTTTTGCAGCGTAACTCCGACCGGAGTCAATCCTACATAAACGTTCCAACCCGTCGCATTGGGAGGCGCATTCACCGGACTGACCACCAATTGAGTCCCATCCACTGTTTCAAGTGCCACGACATCGCTCGGAGCGCCCGATTGTCCGGCTTGGTTCAACCACGTGACGCACACGTAAAATGTGCCGCCGAACTGCAACCCCGTCGTCGACAGCAGCAACGGCGCCGAGGCCTTGGGAATGGGATTCCAGACCAACGCAATTCCGAGTTGGTAGGTTCGTGCCGCCGTTATCTCCGCGCGCTGTTTATACTGCAGCCATTTACCTTGATAACGGTCGTTCAATTGATTGTCGTAAGCGTCCTGGTACGTCAAGGCGATCGATTTCAGCGCGTGCCAGCGTTTCAGCGAGTCCGTGACCACGACATCGGACACTCCCCGCAACCTGCGCTCCGAAACCGTCGGACATCCAAACCAGGCGCCGCCGAAGTCTCGCGGAGTCTGCTTCAGCAGGTAGCTCAGCAGTTCGTCGGCGATTTCGTCCGCCGCCAGCGACATCTTGGCGTTGAGATCGATCTGCTCCACGCTGGCCACGTTCAGCAGGCTGCTCTCGTAACGCTGCAGATCCTGCAGAGTATTGATCTCTCCATCTGTGAATAGCGCCATGGCTTGCTCTCTTATTCCTGAAGAGTCCGCAAGGTCTCTTTCATCGCCTTCAACACCGCGTCGTCCAGCGCTTTTGTATCCGATTCACGCGGCGACGGCCGCAGCGTTTTACGGAACTCGGCCGCTTCCTCCGCGCTCGCGAGTTTCGCTCGTCCTTCCGTCACCAGGCGCGCGGCGGTTTCGCGCTTCACCTCCGTCATCCGTCCGGCTTTACCGCCGTCCCCGGTTTCCAGGCTCACCACGATCGCGTGTGCCTCCGGAATTTCACTCTCCAGCTTGCGCATTTTTTGGTAGTAAAGTTTCAAATCCATGGCTTCCCCCAAATGGAGTAGGACAGGCCTCCAGGCCTGTCCCCTCGATCCGCCTGAACTAGCTGTTGACTTGGACCGCGAAGTTGTTCCGCAGAACCGCGCAGCCATACAGAACGTCCACCGTGAACTGCTGCGCCAAAGTGTTCGGCTGGTAGCTCATCACTACACGCAGCCCGAAATTGCCCATCTCCGCGTACTCGGCGATGGCGCCTGTCCCGGGTAGAGGTTGCGGCAGACGCCTCACCACCAGACCGATCGCATCCTTCGTAAACGCCAGGTTATGCGTCGTCACCGGGCCGCTGCCCGTATACTGAACGAACTGCGACCGGAAGATGTAAAAGTCTTTCATCTTGCCGACCGCGCCGTCGATCAGCGCGTTCAAACCAGCCTCTCCGGCCGTGTAGAACTCGCTGAACCGCGGGATCTGGCGGAGAGCCGAATAAGCGTTGGAGTCGACCACAAGGTACTTCTTGGCGCTGGCCGGAACCTTCGACGCAAACAGCGCTGTTTCAGCCGAGTCGACAACTTGCTCAGTTAACGCCGTCGCCGTCGTTCCCACCGGAGTATTGGCGCTGAACTGTGAATATAGCGCCATCAGGCTTGTCTCAATCGATTCCGCAATCGCAACCACGGCGGGTTGCATATACAGCTTCAGCAGGTCCGGAACCGCCAGAACCTTGGTCACATCCGGTATCTGGAACGTCGCCTCGGCGTGTGTGTTGAGCACAATCTGTGCATTGCCAAGACTTGGATTCTGAGTCTGGACGGTCCCGCCTTCCGCGATGTTGTTGGCCACTAGCACGGGAGGAATGGGTACGTTGACCGTGTCGCCCGCCTGCGCCAGCGTCGGCTCATAGTCGCGATTCACCAGGTTGCCCATGACCAGGTTGCCCATAAGTGCGGGCAACGCGTCCACGGCTACCAATTTCACGAGCGCGTTTGCTACATTTGCTGATGTAATGGATGGCATTTATCTTTCCTTGTCTTCTTCTTTCTCGGCTAAAAGCCGTCTACAGACCTCGCAAGGACTGACCCGCTAGCCGCGAGATCTCCAGTCGTACTCGGTCCAGGTCCTCCGGACTCATGCCCGGCCGGATTTTGTCCAGATCGATTCCGCCCCCGCTCGGCGCTGGTTTCTGCACCGATCCCATACCCGAACCGCCGGCAATTCGCGCGGGCAGCAGTTCCGGATTCTCGTTGACGAATTGCGCCAGGTATTCCTTCATCGATTGCGGACCGTGCTCCGACTGCGCTACGAAACGCCCGTCCTCGGTGCGTTGGATATCGTCCCGCACCACTCGATACGCCAGGTCGACCTTAGCAACACCCAGCTTCTGCAACTCGGCCCGAATGGCCGATCCCCGCTCGGCTTCCTCGGCGGCCTTTCGGGAACGCTGATTCTCGTGGACCAGCTCGTTCATCCGCTGTTCCAACTGCTCGCGCCGCTTGCGTTCCTCCAGCAGTTCCGCCTTGTAAGCCGGCTCCGCCTTAGTCTGCTCCGCCCGAACGAATTCCTCAATCGCTCCACGAATGACCGAGCGCAGATCTACGCCCTCAATCTTCTGATCTTCCATAGCCCTCCTTCAGTCCTTCCTGTAACGCACGTCCTACGCCGCGTCTAACTCCATCACAATCTGATCCTTAATCTCCTGCCGCACGTCGCACAGATACTTCAACGCCAGCTTTTTGAATATCTGCGTCTTCAACGTCGGGGAATTCATCCCCATCGCCAGCAATCCTTGTGCGTCGGCCAGTTCCGTCCCGAAGTCGCCGATATCGAACTCATCCATTCCGGAGACATCGATCTGCAGACTGTCTTCCCGCGCCATGTTGATCGCGCTCAAAACGCGCGTCATGGTTTCCTTCACCTCATCCCCGTACGCGCGCAGTATTTCGTTCGTGATCGCGAAATCCCGCTGCTTACTCACTCCGGATTGCCCCTTTGCCGCAGTCAACTCCCCGCCCGCCTGGTTCAGATAGCACACCCGGTAGATCTCGCCCTGCAATCGCGTCAGGTTCTGGCTGGCAATGTCGAACACCTTGCCTTCCGGCTCGGTCCATCCGAACCGGTCCTGCGGGCCCAGTTGCACATAGTAGGATTCGCCCATGATCTGGTTCCAGTCCCGCTCGGAATAGATCACCGGCATGGCAAACAAACCCATGGTCAACGCCCACGCCAGCGCGTTCGACTTATTGAAGTGCTCCAGTTGTAATAGCCCCGCCCGATTCATCAACCAAAGCCCCTCGGCAAACTCCAGATCGAACAGCGGTACTCGCCGATCCTTAGCCAGGCCGTGCCGTCCGGAAGCTGTCAATCGGATCTCCCCTTGACCCTCCTGCAGTTCCGTTCGTTCGTAGATGCGGTAATTCTCCCGGTCGTAGTACGCCCACCGCGTTTCCTTTGACCAGTTCGCGTCTTCGATATTCGGCTTGCGCAAACCAGTCGTGCGCAGCACTACCCATTCGTAATTTCCGTGCTCGTCGTAACTCCAGTTGACGAGATCTTCGGCGGAGTATCCCACCAGGTAGGCGCGTGACGTGCCCAGCCGGTCTTCTTCCGCGCGATTCACGGCCGGCGCCCACCGCGGGAAGTCCACCAGGATGTGACTCTTTCCAAACACTAGCGCCTGGATAAAGCGGGCCCGGAAGAACTCAGTCAAGTTCGTTCCTTTGAGGTCGCAATCCTCGGTGAACGAGGTGAAGAATTGCCGTCCGCTATCGTTCAGTCCTTCAAAGGAAAACATCGGTTCACGCCGGAATAACGTCGCCGTGTACCAATCGATAATCGATCCGATATAGTTTTCGTAGAAGACTCGGATTAGCCTCTCTCCGTACACGTCGGCGGGTTCCTTCTGGCGTCTCACCAGATAGCGGTCCGCGTGGCATTTGAAGTGTTCCCCGCCGACATACATATCCTGGTACTGCCGCCAGATCGCGTGGCGGCTTGCATAATCCGGATGCTCGCGATTGATATCAAACACGCTTCAGTCCCTCGTTTCCTGTTACCAAAACAACCTTTTGTTAGGGCCGCCGCTACCCGCTGGCCTGTCCCGGAACTCCTGCCACACCAGATATCCGAGCGCATCCGATAAGTGAGTCCGTTTCGAGTCTTTATCCTTATCGATAACAATGCTGTCCGGTATGTAAGTCACTTCTTCAAAGTCTGTGATCAGCTCCTTACACCGCGGCGAGACTGTCAGATGGATCTCGCCGCTAGCCGAGAGCAGCTTGGAGTTAACCAACTGCACTCTTTCCCGGACGGCGGGGTTGCTAGGCGGCACTTTCAGCAGTGCCCGCTCATAACCCTCCCGCCTTAGGAAGTCCGAAATGATTTTGTAGTCGGTAGTGCCTGCGCTCTGCAGCCGGCATCCCGTTGCGTCTCCATACACCACCAAACCCGCTTGATGATTTGGAAAGCGCGCCTGAAACTCTTCGCAAGCGTTCAACGTGCTAGCTCGATGGAGCACAATCTCATCCAGCACCCGAAGATCGTCCCCCTCTCTCTGCACAACCAACGAGCACATTGGATCCACATTGAAATCCAGTGTCCAAAACAGTGGCAAATGGCGATCGAGCTGGATCTCCTTCACATTGCGCTGCCGGTCGAACCCCGTGTACACTGTGCCGCCCTGGATGTTCACGTAATCCCCCTGTATTTCCTGCGCGAAGAAGCGTTCGTCATAGCTGCTCTTCAGCCGTTCGTAGAAGTCTGGAATCGAATCCAGCAAATACTTGTTCTCATACGGTCTCGCCCGGATCGCCTCGTAGCCCGGAATCGGCTCGCGGATAAATCGCTTGTATACCCAATCGAAGCCTTTCGGCGTCCACACTCCGAAACCACACAACTGCTTCGCTTCCGGATCCCGCAGCCTTCCCTCTAACCGCAGCCACGCCTGCTCCGTTGTATAAGTCAGTTCATCGACTCCGAACCACGCCAGATTCGTCCCGCGCAGCCCTTCGAATTCGTTCACCGCCCGGAATAGTATCCTCGACCCGCTTTCCTTCATCGTCATCACCGACTCCGATTTATGGAACTCGTAGGGGATTTCGTTTGCCTCGAGCAGTGCCGTGAAACTCGTTAGCGTCGCGTCGCGCAGCATCGGATAACTGGGAGCGCCGATCAAACCCATACGCCCGGCATTCACATAACTCAGCCGGATCGCTTCGTGACACAACGCTTGGCTCTTGCCTGACCCGATTGGTCCGGAAAATCCCTTGAACCGAACTCTTGAGCTATGAAACTTCTGTTGCGACGGTAGCGGACTATACTCTATCTGCCGATAT